AGATACACCTATCGGCAAAGCGATGTGGGTAACAAAAGGTACGAAGCGAATAACGGCCAAGCTAAAGTTTGCAGAAACGGAAAAGGCAGAGGAAGTCTATCAGTTGTTCAAAGATGGTTTTCTTAATGCCTTTAGTGTTGGGTTTAATCCGCTCTCAGGCGGCAGACCTACGACAGATGAAGTGAAAGCAAAGCCGGAGTTGGCTGAGGCCGGTTGGATATACCGCAAGTGGGAACTGTTAGAGTTTAGCGCAGTACCAGTGCCTGCAAATCCAGAGGCGTTATCGTTGGCGGTCAAAAGTCATAAGTTAGAGTTGAGCGATGAAACGCTCAAAGACTTTTCGCTGTTGCAAGATGATATTGAGGAGACGTTCTATCCTGCGAATAAAACGGTTGAAGTTGTAGAAAACAACTATACCGCTTACGCAAGCATCGAAGATGGAACGTGTACCGTTACCGATGCGGCAGGCGTAGTAACAGTCTATTCGCTACAGACTAAAGACGTAGAAACAGGCCACGTTACAGAGATAGCCGCCGCTTTAGCGATTGAAAAGATATTTGACGTTAAGACAACACCAGTATCAGTAGAGCCATATATAAAGGCTGTGCCGTTTCGCAATAAGAGCATGGAAAAAAGAAAACAAAAAGGCGTTATTTTTGAATAGGTTGGAGCAATTAGCCGAGCAAGCGGTTGAGACTTTAGCTGTAAAAAGTGGAGAAGTTAGTTGCTTGCATAGTTGAGATTGTAGACCTGATGTAAACACGAATCTATTATAGGAGTATTTATAATGACAATCAAAATAAGGTTGTTACAGGAATGGCAGAACGGCGACAAGACATGGCCTGAGGGTCAACTGCTTATGGTAGAAGAAGCAGATGCAGTTCAATTAGTTAAGGACGGCATTTGTGAAAACTACACGCCGAAAGCAACTGATGTTATTGTACCAGCTGATGATGCAGGTGGTATGACATCCGAAAACATTAAAGAAATCATCACCGAACATCTGAAAGAAGTAAACCGCCATGATGTAGGGGAACAGCTTCTAAATGGCGACAGTTTCAAGACAGGCGGATTTCAAAACATGGCCGAGTTTGCACAGCACGTTTTCCATGCGGAAACACGCAGGAATCAATCTGAGCAACTAAAAGCTTGGAGTGCACATTGTAAGGCTTCTGGTATGTCAGAGGGAGTACAAGCTGATGGTGGTTTCTTAATTCCCACGGAGTTCCGGAATGACTTACTTAAAGACGCTCTCGGTGCGGCGATTATTCGGCCAAGAGCAACAGTTATCCCAATGTCGTCCACAACGGTGAAGATACCGGTTGTGAACGAATCCAGTAGAGCATCGAGCGTTTACGGCGGCGTAATTATTTATCGTCCTGCTGAGGCCGCACAGAAAACGGCAAGCGCTCCAGTACTCGGTCAGATACAGCTAACACTTCACAAGCTCGTAGGTCTGTGTTATGTAACCGATGAGTTGCTTGAGGACAGTCCTGTATCGCTACAGCCTCTGCTTACTACGATGTTCAGCGAAGCAATCGCTTTTCAAGAAGATGAGGATTTCATAAATGGAACGGGTGCTAACGAAGCGTTAGGCATTCTGAATGCTCCATGCTTGGTATCACAGGCCAAAGAGAGCGGTCAAACTGCAACCACTATCGTGACCGAAAACATAGTCAAAATGTGGAGCAGACTGAAACCTCGTAGTGCCGGTAATGCTGTGTGGTTGGCTAATCCAGATACGTTCCCGTCTCTGGCAACTCTAAAACTGGATGTTGGAACAGGTGGTTCAACGGTCGGTTTGGTTCAAAACATAGCCGGTTCGGCAGGAACTACTCTGTTAGGTCGTCCCTTGATATTAACTGAGCATTGTCAGACTCTCGGTACAGAGGGCGACGTTCTGCTTTGCGATTGGCGGCAGTATCTTGTCGGCTCTAAGGCTTCTGGCTTGCAGGTTGCAAGTTCAATTCACTTGAAGTTTGACTACGACGAAACAGCGTTCAGATTTGTCATGCGATATGACGGTCAGCCTTGGGAGATTTCAGCACGAACTCCGAAGCATGGCTCAAACACCTTGTCGAGCTTTGTTTCGTTAGCAGTACGTTCTTAATTAAAATGTGAATTGAAATATAAGGAGTTCAATTATGAGTGATTTTCATTTTGTAATGGGCGATGGTGTATCAGGCACTTTGCTTGCGAGTCCGGTTGCGGACGCTTTTGATGGAACAATCTATACAGATGTTGTTTCGATGAAGCAATACGAAACCTGTTACTTTATGGTAGTTGCCGGAGAAATGGCAACTGGAACGACCACGATTACAATAGAGGCTTGCGATGATTTTACGCCGACAACTACATCAGCTATAGTGTTTGACTATAAGCGAGTAAGTTCAAGCGAAACAAATACAGCTTGGACGGCGGCTACTACATCGGGCGTTCTTACTACGGCAGGTTCAGACCAGTTATACGTTGTTCGTGTTAAGGCTTCTAACCTTGATGTTAGCGGCACGATATATGAAAACGTTCGACTGAAAGCAGTTGAGGGTACAGCCGACACCGACCTAATTGCAGGTTGTGTGATTATGATGGCCGACCCAAGATACAATGAGGCAACGCTCGATGCAGTAACAGCATAAGCAAAATTCATTCTTTTGGTCGTAAGGGCGGCGGTGGGTAGCTGTCGCCCTTGTTTTAAGGAGTACAACATGGCTAATGGCGTTAACAACGGGCAGATAAAACTTGTACGAACGATAATAGCCGTAACGACAGTAGTGGTTACTCTGTTAAGTATAGGCTTGGCAATAGGCGCTTACAGGGCGCAGGTGAACAATAACAGTCAAGCGATATTGATAATAGCACCCAAAGTCGATAAGGCAAGGGAGGATATTATCAAAATGCAGGCGGCGGTTGAGCGAACTGATGAGCGAACCGGCGATATTAAGAAAGCTGTTGAAAGAATAGAAAAGAAGATGTAAATGTCCGAACTTTCCGAAAGAGAAAGATTACGGCAGGTGCACTTTGAAATCTTAATGCTTCTTGGCAGTATTGCGGACGCTGAGAAGCGTTTGGATAAGATGAAGTTGGAGGCGCAGCAATTAAGCTGCGCTGTTATGGATAGGATAGATGAGAAACAATCAGACGTATAAACAATTAAAGACGATGGCATTATTCGGCGGCTACACTATTGCTCAAGTCGAGAACGCTACTTATGAGCAGATAAGGAGTCTGTTGAGTAACGAAGCCATATCAGATTCATTTATTGATGGTATGAAAGATTTGCTTGTCCGTGAATTACGAAGAAACGGCGACGAGTCTGATAAACAGTTCATTGTTAGCTGTGTCGATTTGCCGAATCTGAAAGGGCGTTTTCCTGATGTTGAGTTTGAAAAAGACAAGGAAAGCGGTAAGCGTAAAATTACCATGTGGATTGACGGCAAACCGGAGGGCGGGTAATGGCATTGTACTCAGGTGAACGAGTTAGTTTTCATGGCGGCAGGGGAACCAAAGCCGGTATAGATATGCGGTCTATTGCTTACACGGCAGGTGAACGTATATTTGTTTTAGACGAACAGGTTACTGCTGCTGCGGGCACTGGTGCAAAAACTGCTAACGTAGCGGGTTGGAGCTTAACATCGGGTACTTGGGGCGGCAGTGATGCATCAGGGACGGTTTGGTTATACAATCAATCGGGCACATTAGCGGCGGGAGTTTTGAATGCATCAGGGCCAACTAAAGTTTGCGATATTGCAGGCGATACCACAAAACAACTCATCGGCGGCAGTGCAAGAACTTGGATAAATAATCGTGGTACTGATTTTGTATTATCTGATATTATGGGAACGAATGGCGAGGAAGTAAACGGGTCAAAGGGGCCATTTAACATTACTACCTCCGGCGGCGGCAGTCCCAAAGTTTTAATAACCTTAGATGCGCCGATAACGAATGCTGATAATATGTTGGTCTATGTAGCCTTTGCAGGGACGGCAGGGTACGGAAGCGGGGTTTATGAAATTACTGCCTCAACATCGTCGCCTGATACGATTACAATAGACCTTGCTTACACCGCGAATGAAACTTGCTACATTTGGGTTGGCGGAGCTTATCCGGGAACGGCGGCAGGGTTGCAATTTGTCGCAGACAACATGAGCGCAGCAACTTCTAATCAATACATTCTAACCAATGCGGATTTGACGTTGTCGGCTGCCCTTGATTTTGATACAGGCGGTGGAAGTACGACCAAAAACACGCATAAACATATTATCGGGTTCAGAACAACGCCGCCGAATAATGCCAATATGGATAATGGCGACATGGACGTTGGCGGTTCACGTTACGGTGGAGCTATGGACGCTTTGCGAGACGAGCAAAGCTGGACTCTTGAAAACGCAAATGCTGACTGGGTAGATTGGAACGCAGAAGCAAACAATATCACCGTTGCAAACATCGATGGCGATAATTATTTATTTAGAAACATACGATTAAGAGGAAGTAATCCGTCATCTAAGGGTTTTGTTTTTGCAAACACACCATTGATGCCGTGTTTGCAGAATTGTCGTATAAGTATTGGTAATTTGCCGGTAGATGGAAGTGTAACCTATTCTGAATTTTCAGATTCATATTTTAGGGGCGGATACGCTTACAACTTCTATCATTCTAATGCGTATGGCTTTTTGAACAATTGTGTTTTTGACGGAACGGACGCTGCTATAGCTTGTGCGGGTTCTTGGGGTTGTGCATATTATAATTGTTTGTTCTACGGCACACAGTGGGGCATGAGAATTATTTCGTCCTCAATCGCAGCAGTTAACAATCTTTTTTACGGCCAATCAGCTACGGCTTTTTATCTTGCCCATGCGACCAATGTAAACCTAAGAGGTTTTGGTAATATAATAATGACCGATGCCACAAGTGATTATGCGATTGACGTTCACTCAAACGGCGGTAGTGTTTCTCCTGATTTTGGTTATAACTGCATCAGCGATGTCAATGGAACCGCCTTGACAGACTGGATGCGACACGGTACATCTGGCGGTGTTGTTAGTCAATTAGACTCTCACAGTATCGAGCAAAATCCTTTATTAAAAGACATCGCAGCAGGGCAGATAAAACTACTGCCGACCAGTCCAGCCCTGAATACAGGCAAACCAACTTTAGACGACGGCAAAACAAGCATCGGGCCTTGGCAACGTAAGCAATATCCGATAAGGATTAAAGAGGACGGTACGATATGAGATTGAAACAATCAGATACGAGCAGAGTTGTATATTTTGTGGCGGTAGACATTACAGATTTATACACAAGAGAAACGAGCTTGACTAACGGTGCAGTGTGGTACTCAATAGACGGCGGCGCACAAACGAGTATGACAACGCCGACTATGACGCATATTGCAAACGGTGTTTTTAAGTTAGCTATAGATGAGGCCGGTATTGTTACGCTTGGGGCGGGTGTAGATGAAGCGGAGCTTGTCCTGCATGTAACGGCTGATGAAATATCCCCTGTAACTATGGTGCATGAAGTTTTCAGAGAAAAGGTTACGGCAGGCAGGACGTTAGCTATAGCGGCTGATGGTTCAGTTGATTTGGTTACTCTGGTTACTACCACCACCACGAACACCGATATGCGAGGAACCGATAGTGCGGCTTTGGCTTCTGTTTGTACTGAAACGCGGTTAGCGGAACTTGCCGCAGCTAATTTGCCAACTGATATAGATGCAATACTTGTCGACACTGGAACAACACTTCCAGCATCGATAGCGGCAATTGCAACGGCGGCAGGCCAGCCGGGATTGGAGTAGATAATGAGTTGTCCTGATTATGGTATTATAGGCGAAAATTTAACATTTACGATACAGGCAAAGGACGGCACAGGTGCGCCTGTCGATACTGATGCTTTGCCAACCTATTCGGTCTATGAAGATGAAACAGGAACGGCGATAGTAGATGGTTCAAGTATGGCTAAACTTGACGATGCAGGCACAACGGGCTTCTACAGCGAACAGCTTGCCATTACAGACGCTAACGGCTATGAGCTGTATAAAACCTACTCTATACGTGTATCGGCGGCTATAAGCACCATAAGCGTTGCTCAGGTGTTTTCGTTCATGTGTGTCGGCTCGACGGTCGTACCAAGTGCGACAAGCGGGGCTTTGACTACTTATGCGAACGTAAAGCTGTATCTTGGCTTGGCAAACGACAATAACCAGACCTTGATTGAGTCGCTTATCACCCGAGCAACAAAAGCAATACAGAACTACACCGGACGGACGCTGTTATCTACAGTTTTCAGGGAGCGATACGACAGCCTGAACGAGCCGAATATAGTTCTAAAGGAGTACCCTGTAACAGCTATAGACTTTGTCAGTAACGGCGTTCTGAGTGCTTTGTCTTTAATCAATACGAGTAGTGATGCGTATCGGGCGGGCGTTGAAATTGAGGACAGTACCCTTGCTTCACCTACTATGACACTGGAGGTTTACGGCGGCGGCAACGATGGCAGTAATTCAATCACACTGAGCGACCATGCAACGCTAAACGCCTTGGTAACGAATATAAATAACACCGTAGCATCGGGCTGGACGGCGGCTGTTTACGTTTCTGATTACGGCACGTACGACCCGATAGAGCTATTACCTACCGGACGGCTGGAATGTTTAGACAGTTACGCATATCCGCAGATACCGAACGAGCCTTTGGGAAGTTTTAAGACTTACTTGGGCGAGGGAGTTATCAGATTACCGGTAAAGCCTACGGACGGGCTACAGAATATAATCGTTAAGTACACGGCAGGATACGCAACAACGCCGGCAGACTTGGAGCAAGCCTGTATAGACCTTGTGAAATTCATGTTTGATAAGAGGCTGACAGATGGCTCTTTGAAATCAGAAAAGCTCGGAGATTACGCCTATACATCTGGAGTGAATGACGTTAAAGGTTTTGCTCCTGAGTACGTGATGGATACTTTGTCGAAGTATAAAAAGGCTTCTCACTATGCTTACTAATATGTTGGATTTAACCTGCAACGTAGAGAGCGTTTCGACCGGACAAACTGCCTTTGGCGGTCAGACTAAGACGTACTCTACAAGGTTGACGAGTGTTCCGTGTTCTTTTAAGACCAAGGCGCAAACGCCGAGTTCAGAGTCCGAAAAGCTCGGCAAGCAAACGGTGAATACTTTTTATACGTTTTATATGGAAGCGACCACGGCTAATCTTGCGATAATTGAAAGTGATAGGATTTTATTCGATAGCGATTATTATGATATTGAGAGAATTTATAACATTGCAGGAAAGAACAGATTGTTACAGATTGATTGTATAAAGGTCGAATAATGGCAGTAGGTTATGATGTAAAATGGCATGGTAAACAAGTTTTCATGCTTGCGACAGAAGCGAATGTACGCGCTATGAATGTAGCCGCTAACCTCGTAGAACGTGAGACTAAAAAGGCGTTGAGTCATAGAGGCAGTTTTAAGTCTTATAAAAGAACCAAAAGCGGCAAGATACATTGGAGCAGCCAGCCGGGAAGTCCACCGGCGCCGGATAGCGGCCTCTTAAGAACCTCGATAATGTCCGATGTCAGGATTGTTGGTGTTGGCGTCGAGGGCAGGGTAGGCCCGGACATTGACAAGATAGCGGCGGCGGCAGAAGCAGGAACGGATGTAGATTATGGATTGTATTTGGAAATAGGAACAAGGAAGATGGCAGCAAGGCCGTTTCTACGACCGACACTAAGGAAGCTGAAACGACAGATTGATAAGATTTTTATACGGGCAAACAGATGATAAGTAATCTTGCAACGGCAATTTGGAATAAGTTTAACGGCGACAGTGGCGCAGGCGGGCTTAATGCGTCCGGTGGGCTATCACTGTTTTCGTTCCAGCAGGCTCCGCAAGTATCGACAAGTCCGTATGGTGTTTTCTATCTCGACGGCTTTGATACCGATGAGCAAATGGGCAATGCGGATAATAAGATTGAAATGGGAGAAATCAGAATACAGATATTTAGCTCGGCCTTAGACGGTGGAGTTATAATAGCAGACTTGATGAACAGAGTAATGACTTTATACGATTGGTCTACATTGACGATCAGCAGTTATACGGCATTGAAAATGTCAAGAGAGGCTATAGCACCTTTGATTTACGAAGATCAGATTTGGCAGGCAACGTTGATGTATTCGGCATGGTTTATAAAAACATAGGAGAGAGAAAAATGGAAGCAAAGATAACAACTTTTATACCTTACGAGGCTGACGCAAAGCTGGACTGCTCCTACAATGAATGTATGTCTGGTGTTCCCGACGATGGATGGGGTTGTTTTATCGATCACGATGCAATGTTTACTACTGTCGATTGGTTCTTACAGCTGCAGCAAGTGATAAAAGAGAATCCGCAATACGATTGCTTTACTGTCGTTACGAATCGGATTTACAACGAGGAGCAGGCCATTAAGATCGACCAAGACAATCACAACATGAGATACCACAGGGCGGTAGGGGCAAGCATACAAAAGGAAAACGGATCGAATATTAAAGATATTACGACAGGCGCGGCGATGAGCGGCGTTGTAATTCTGATTAAAAAATCCGCTTGGCAAAAGTGTAAATTTAGACCGATGGATAACGGATCGATGTACGGTATCGATGGGTTGTTTCATAAAGACTTGAAAGAAAAAGGCTTTAAGGTCGGGATAATGCTTGGCGTTTATGTCTATCATTGGTACAGGGACGATGCGTTAGATATAGTTGCTCAAACACAAAACGGCGGTGCTGTGATAGCAATGCCCTTGCGTGCCGATGGAACAATACATATAGCTACGGCTCAATTTTGCACGAGGTCTATACAGCGAGGCCATGCTTGGCGATGTCAGCCGGGATTAGAGCCTAATATGTCAAGGAATATGCTCATCTTGAAACTTCTGCATGAGACTGTTTTGGACGGATCAACTCACTTGTTTTTTTTAGATGCAGATACAATACCGCCAGATGATGCTCTTGATAAGCTTATCGCTCTTGATGTAGATGTTGCTTGTGGAGTAGTGCCGATATTCAAAGGAGTCCCTGTTTGGAATGTGCAAATAAATGGCGACGGATTTGTTACAAAAGATAAACTGCCAGAGGAGCCTTTTGAAATCAAACGCACAGGAGCAGCTTGTATGTTAGTTAAAAGAGATGTATTCAAAAAGCTCAGTTGGCCGTACTTTAGGTTGAATTACGAACCGCCATCAATCGAGGCATTTTTAACGGGAAGTTTGCAAAAAGTAGGTGGCGATGTTTACTTCTGTGATAATATAATAGAACACGGATTTAAGATATGGGCTGATCCAAAAGTACAATGCGGACATCAGCAAACAATGAATTTACAAACATTCATATAAAGGAGCAGTGACATGGCACAGTTTCATGGAAAATCAGGGTCGGTAACTTTTACAGGTGTGAGTACCGCATTAGATACGGTAACTAATTGGTCAGTAAATGCAACTGCTGATACGGCGGAAAAAACATCAATGAATGATACGTTCAAAACGTATTTAGCAGGCTTCAAAGATTGGACAGCGACGGTAGAATGTCAAGCTGATGATGCAGGGCCAGATATTACGGCTTTGGGTTCTGAAGCAGCCTTAGTTTTGTTGTCCTCATCGCCTGATATTGGCGGTACGGCAATTTGTACGGGTATATCGATGGCGGTTGACGCCAACGATGTAGGAAAAACAACCTTTACTTTTCAAGGAAGCGGAACATTAGCATAAAGGAGTAAGACGATGGCACAATTTCATGGCAAACAAGCAAATATAGAATGGGATATAGCAGGTACTCCATTGCAGCACGCTCAAAGCTGGTCGCTTAGTGCAACAGTAGAGGTAGCCGAGCGTACCTCTATGCAAGATACGTGGAAAACTCGGCTTGCCGGATTTAAGGATTGGACTGCTACGGTTGAATGTCAAGCAGACGACTCAGGGCCAGAGATCCCCTATACCGGCGAGAGCGGCTTGGGTTATGACCCCGATTATGTGGGCGATTCGGACAACAAAGCAAAGTTGGACTTGTATTTAGTTTACGATTCAACTAATACTAACTTTGCTTATATTTACGGCGATGCTGTTTGTTCCGGTATTTCATACTCCGTAGATGCTAACGATGTTGGCAAGATTACTTATTCGTTTCAAGGCTCAGGAACACTTACCTCGTCCGGTGTAGTGAATACGAGTCATTCATATTAAAATTAGAATAGGAGAGAAACATGGAGAATTTAGATGTTGCAATAGGAGCAGCAGAAAGCAAGTTAATCAAAATCGGAGATACCGATTACAAGCTTGCTCCTCTTGGCCCTTATGTAGTTGGTCAACTTATAGGTTATATCAAAGACAAGAAGCGAGCAGAGATTGCTATAAGTGCCAGAGAAATGGGAAACATTACTATTAGCGATGTTATTGCCTTAACCAACACCGAGCTTGATAAAATCACAATGGACAACCTCGACAGCATGAGTAACGACATTGATGTAATGACGCACATGATATACTTTTCTATGAGGGTACATGATCAAAGTTTAATGTTTTCTGATATGGGCAAAATCCTTACTGCGGAAAACATATCTAAGATCACTGAGGTATTGATGTCGGATTTTACCGAGAAAAAGGAACCGGTGAAAGCGGCGACAGCTTAAAGTGGTCTACTGCGATTGCAGTTATTCTAAGATTTTACAAAGGTGGCATAACTTTAGAGGATATTAAAGGCATGAGCTTTGCAAGGTTAAACTTGTTTCTGTCTGAAATCGGGAAAGTTGTTCGGTTAGAGTCGGGCGAAAAAGAGGAAAAGCCGTTAGAGGGGATGACCGGCGTTCATTTAGCTAATCAAATGTTTGGCAAGGAAAAGAAATAATGGCATCATTAGGTAAGGCTTTTGTAAACATACACGCTAATTTGAAACCGCTTAAGCGTGGGCTGTCGTTGGCGTTTATGGCGGTTAAGAAGTCTATGTCGACAATGGCAAGGCACGTTAAGCGTGGAGCGTTTATAATAGCCGCCGCCATGACAGGTGCGGTAGTTGCCGCTGCTAAGTTTCAGCACGAAATGGCAAAAGTTAGCACTATGCTTGACAAAAAAACCATGCCGATCATGGGAGATTTTGCCGAGGGCATAGATAAGTTATCTGTTCAATTCGGACAAGGGACAGCTACACTAAGTAAGGGTTTGTATGATATTTTGTCAGCAAGTATTCCTGCCGCTGATGCGTTACACGTTTTAGAAGTATCGGCAAAGGCGGCGATTGCCGGTGTATCAGAAACAGGAATAGCGGCGGATGCAATCACTACAATTATAAACTCGTATCAAATGAGCGCGGCTGATGCGGCAGATATAAGCGATAAACTTTTCGCCACGATAAAAAGAGGTAAGATAGAATTTCCTCAGCTGGCAAGTAGAATTGGTATGGTTGCTTCGTCTGCGGCTATTGTCGGCATGAGCTTGGAAGATTTACTTGCAGTCATATCAACCTCGACAAGAGCCGGTGTACCATATCAGGTTGTAATGACAAGCATAAGGTCGGTACTCAATTCGTTTATCAAACCGTCTGATGATGCGGCAAAGGCGGCCAAGAAATTAGGCATAACACTTAGCAGTAGCGGAATGAAAGCGGAGGGATTTCTGAGTGTAGTGAATAAGCTTAAAGATGCATCGCCTGAGTTGTTAATGAAAATCATAGAAAACCGCCGAGGCTTTCTTGCGATGGCGACATCGTTGCAAGATGTTACTGGAATAACAACAGACTACGGCATTTTGACAGAGAAATTCATGGGAATGTCGGAAGAAGCACATATTAAAATGTCGGATACAGCAAGGCAGAAATTTAACGAAATGAAGCAATCTCTACTGAGCGTTTCAAGATCTTTTGGAACAGAGCTTTTGCCTGTGGTAACTATGGTAATGGGTAGAATAAAACAATTTTTAATAACCAACAAAGAGGAACTGAAATACTGGGGTGAAGTTGTTGCGTACTGGCTCAATGTGTTTATTGATTGGCTCGATGATGTATTTTACAAGATAGACACCGTAGGATGGGAAGATGCTATGACGGATATGATGGAAGATGTTAAGTGGGCGGTAATTGATGCCTATGATGAACTGGAAGAAGTTATGATACCAAGACTTGTAGATATGGGGAAAACGCTTGCTCGAGCATTAGGGACTGCCTATGGTCAGGAAATAAGAACATTAGGAATAAAGGCGTTAGACTTAGTAGTTCCGGGCGATTTTGAATCAAAGCTGAGACAACGTAAAACCGCATCAGATATATTCTATGAGGAAAAGGGTGCATTAGAAAAAAGAATACATTCACCGGCGGCACGCAGGTTGTTAGACGTAGGCGAAGTAGGAGCGATACCATAATGGCAATTACAGAAGATTTTTACAGCAGAGAACAACACGAAACTACCGAGGGTATAACGGTACGGCTTGTGTTTTCCTGCACTTGGGCGGATTGGACAAATGGAACAGATGGTTCTATAGTTTTGCCTGTTGTCGGTGATGCTTTGACTGTTTATCTTACCGGTTGGCCGGTGGGATATGATGAGCTTGTCTGTACTGACAGAAAAGCTCAAACGTTAGAAAATACAAATTGCAAGGTAACGTGCTTCTATTCAACTGAAAGCTCGGTTGCAAGACAAAGACGACCCGACCAATCATTGAGTTGGAAGTTGGAAATCATACCAGATGGGTACATGGAGCAGATAACAGGTTGGAGAGATACGGACGGGGTTTGGACTACGTGGGAAAGTTTTTATGGCTCAAGAAAAACTACTGGTATGCCTGACGACCCGTTACCGTTGATGAGATACAGAACCGGCTTGACTGCGGTGATAACTTGCTATTCCTCAAAGTGGCTCATGCCGTTTATATTCCAGTATCATGGTTGCGTAAACAAAGTGCCGTTCTTAAGACCCTTTGCCGATGCTTATATCACAAATGAGAACTTTGAAATTGATTGGGGTGATTGGGAAACTGCGCCTAATGCGTCAACGGAAACGAGCGATACTCACCAATGGTTATTAGTAGATGTACAATCCGAAAGAGTGTTAAAGAAAAGTTGGGAATACAAGTTTTCTTTCAAGCACGCAGGATATGACGAACAGAACGAAAGAATGGATTGGTATCATCAGCACAACATAGACGATGCGATGCCGTTTTACCCGAAAGTCGATTTTTTTCAGGTCTTTAATAAAATGGCGGCAATGGATACGGACATTTCAGGAGGCCCGCATAGTTGAAATTAACAAAGCTACAACGGAATAAAGAAGTCGATGCCGAACAATATAACAAGTTAGTTGATGAGGTGAACCGAATAAACAGGATTCATACAACCGGCAACTTGATTGTGAGGAATCATTCGGGCGGTGTAGACTTCGTTAACCAAACTCAGCAAGTCGTCAACCCGTATAAGTACGGCAGGATAGTACAGAGCTTGTCAAAGGGTGATGTTGTTCTTGGTACAGCAGAGAGGGGAAGTTATCTAATAAGTTTAACATTGTCAAAACCGGCAAGTTGGTTTGCCGGTGTCGTCTACGGAGTGGGCGCGATAGTAAGTTACAGCAATATGGAATATGAGTGTGTATTATTGACGACAGCGACAACCCCGAACCCCGAAGTTGCCACCTCTTATTGGGCGCAAAATTCAAACTTGGAATATGTTGGTGTGTACCATTACGAGGGTGATTTACTTGAAACAATACCTTGGTTCCAAGTGGATGATACTGTGTTGATATTGCAGGACGAATCGTCAAGCTATCAGATTTTAGAAACAGTTACAAGGGTGGAGTATAAAAAAAACGAGGGCACATTTAAAGAGGAAAGATTGTATAGTATTGCTTGGCGCGACCATACAACAAACTGGGGAGCGGGGGCGGTGTATGCGTAATGACTCTTAAATGGAACTACAAGGGGATATGGCCGCTAACGAGAGGCGAACAG